TGCTCCAATTGCTCCAGTATCACCTTGTGAACCTTGAATACCTTGTGCTCCTTGTTCTCCAGTTGCTCCAGTGTTACCTTGTGCTCCTTGTTCTCCAGTTGCTCCAGTGTTACCTTGTGCACCTTGTTCTCCAGTTGCTCCAGTGTTACCTTGTGCTCCTTGTTCTCCAGTTGCTCCAGTGTTACCTTGTGCTCCAGTGTTACCTTGTGCTCCTTGTTCTCCAGTTGCTCCAGTGTTACCTTGTGCTCCTTGTTCTCCTGTTGCGCCAGTATCTCCTTGTGAACCTTGTGAACCATCGCTACCGCTTGCACCTTGTGCTCCAGTATCACCTTGAATACCTTGTGCTCCTGTTGCTCCTTGTGGTCCATCTATACCATCTAAATTCACATTCATTGAAGTTGCATACACAGCTGTCCATATTCCTACAACATTTCTTATAGAATAAATTGTCATTTCACCAGTAATTTTGTTATAACTATATACTGTTCCTTCAAATGAATAATTCAATGGATCAGACGTTTTATTTACAACTACTGAATTTCCTGGAATATATGGTAACTGTGTACCTACAGTAAGATTCACAGAAGAATCAAAAACAGGTTCTTGATTTAAACCTGATGGAGCAAAAGTATTAAAGGAAACACCACTATTACCTTGAGACCCTTGTGCTCCTGTTGCACCAGTTAATCCATCGCTACCTCTTACACCTTGTGATCCTTGAGCACCTTGTGATCCTTGAGGACCAATTACTGCTGGATAGTTAAAAAGTATTGATTCTACTGTTCTTATATCAATTGTTTGAATAAATGTTGTAGATCCACTCAAATATATGATTTGATAAAGAGGTCTTAATTCTGTTACAGGTAAGTTGTCTAATTCTAAATTACTCCATTGTTCTATTTGTGCCATTTCAAGTGTATCATATTGTTTTTGACCCATTATTGTAAAAACAGGAGTGTAACACATGTTTGACGCAACAAGCCATTGTATGACATATTTACCTGCTGTAGACTCAACCAAACTTCCAGAATTGTCTACAATCTGATTAAAATATGGTCTACCATTAGGTCCTAATAAATAAGGTACATTTGACACATCTGTTTGATATGTATCTTGACCTCCAATATATGTTATAAAACTCTGAACAGGTTGTAAAGGCATTTCGAACAAATTAAAATTATCACTTATTCCATCTCTTACATTTACTACTAAATCTTCATCATATAAAATACCATCAGACAAATATAATTGTGTACCATTTGTACTTATATCAAAACCTTGATAAATTGAAGAACCTCTTGTATTATGTAAATATTCATGTGTTGCCCAATCCATTGTTACACCATGTCGTTCATCAAATAACATTGGTTTATTAAGTTGATGTTGATTTATATATACACCCACAATAGGTGCGTATTCACTAAATGTATAAATATCTTCTTGAATAACAAAATTACCAGATGAATCGTAGCATAAATATAATAAACCTGTATAACCTGGAAACAAAATTTTTTGTTCAGTATCATACTTGTTAAATTTAATTCCTTTAACCCATACTTGGTAATATTCTCCAGTAATAGTAGGATTTATTGTAAATGTCATTGTAGGAGCATAAAGACTAATTTGTGAAGTAGTTCTGTTTGTGAACCCCATTGGTTCTTTTGTAGCGTCTAAGATATCATTGTTAACACCTCCTTGTGGACCTTGTGCACCAGTATTACCACTTATACCTTGAGCACCCGTGTTGCCACTTGTACCTTGAGAACCTTGTGACCCTTGCGCACCAGTTTCACCATTTGTTCCTTGAGACCCTTGAGTTCCTTGTGCACCCGTGTTACCACTTTCACCTTGTGACCCTTGAGCACCCGTGTTACCACTTTCACCTTGTGAACCTTGTGCACCAGTGTCTCCATTTGTTCCTTGTGACCCTTGAGAACCTTGAGATCCTTCATTTCCTTGAGCACCAGTTTCTCCATTTGCTCCTTGTGACCCTTGAGTTCCTTGAGATCCTTGCGCACCAGTTTCTCCATTTGTTCCTTGAGATCCTTGTGACCCTTGAGATCCTTGCGCACCAGTTTCACCATTTGTTCCTTGTGATCCTTGAGATCCTTGCGCACCAGTTTCTCCATTTATTCCTTGAGACCCTTGCGCACCAGTTTCTCCATTTGTTCCTTGTGATCCTTGAGATCCTTGCGCACCAGTTTCACCATTTGTTCCTTGTGGACCTTGAGACCCTTGCGCACCAGTTTCACCATTTGTTCCTTGTGGACCTTGAGAACCAGTGTCTCCTTGAGACCCTTGAGCACCTTGAGATCCTTCATTTCCTTGAGCACCAGTTTCTCCATTTACTCCTTGTGGACCTTGAGATCCTTGTGCACCAGTTTCTCCCTTTGTTCCTTGTGATCCTTGAGCACCAGTTTCTCCTTGTGATCCTGTATCACCTTTAGCAGAAGCACTACCTGGTATTCCTTGTGGACCTTGAGAACCAGTGTCTCCTTGAGCACCAGTTTCGCCTTGTGATCCTGTATCACCTTTAGCAGAAGCACTACCTGGTATTCCTTGTGGACCTTGAGAACCAGTGTCTCCTTGTGAACCAGTATTGCCGCTTATACCTTGAGCACCCGTGTTACCAATTTCACCTTGAGCACCAGTTTCACCGCTTGTACCTTGTGCTCCTTGTATACCTTGTGCTCCTTGAGATCCTTGTGACCCTTGAGCACCCGTGTTACCACTTTCACCTTGTGACCCTTGAGCACCCGTGTTACCACTTTCACCTTGAGGTCCTTGTGCTCCTTGAGATCCTTCTATACCTTGTGGTCCTTCAATTCCTTGTGACCCTTGAGGACCCGTGCTACCAATTTCACCTTGAGACCCTTGAGCACCCGTGTTACCAATTTCACCTTGAGACCCTTGAGCACCCGTGCTACCAATTTCACCTTGAGATCCTTGAGCACCTGTTTCTCCATTTGCTCCTTGTATACCTTGAGGTCCTTGAGATCCTTGTATACCTTGAGGTCCTTGAGATCCTTGTATACCTTGTGGTCCTTCAATTCCTTGTGAACCTTGTGCTCCAGTTTCACCTCTTATACCTTGTGACCCTTGAGCACCCGTGTTACCAATTTCACCTTGAGATCCTTGAGATCCTTGTATACCTTGTGACCCTTGAGCACCAGTTTCACCGCTTATACCTTGTGACCCTTGAGAACCTTGTATACCTTGTGGTCCTTGAGATCCTTGTATACCTTGTGACCCTTGAGCACCAGTTTCACCGCTTATACCTTGTGACCCTTGAGAACCTTGTATACCTTGTGGTCCTTCAATTCCTTGTGAACCTTGTGATCCAGTATCACCACTTGCACCTTGTGCTCCTGTATCACCTTTAGCAGCAGCACTTCCTGGTATTCCTTGTGGTCCTTGTGCTCCTTCAATACCTTGTGAACCTTGTGCGCCAGTATCACCTTTAGCAGAAGCACTACCTGGTATTCCTTGAGGTCCTTGTAAACCAATATCACCTGCTTGTGAAAATGAAAAAGTTACAATATCAGTAATATTAATTAATCCATTTCTAGTTAATCCAGATACTGGTATAGCAATAGGGTCTCCAGGATTATATATAACATCTCCAGTTATATTTAAAATTACAAAATTATTACTAGAATAATTAACACTAATTCGTAATGTTCCTTTTATTGGATTTGTACTAGATGATAAATTTGTTAACCAATTATAAACACCAGCACTTTGATAATCTACAATATCGGCATATAAAAATCCGGTAACACCATAATTAAAACTATTTATATTTATATTACTACCTAAGTTTCCAGTTGTTCCACTTAAATAACCTGTACCATAATAATTATATAATATTGTGTCTCCACCAAAATTACCTCCAATACCTTGTGAACCAGTGTTACCGCTTATTCCTTGTGTTCCCTGTGCTCCCTGTGCACCAGTGCTACCGCTTATTCCTTGTGAACCTTGTGCACCAGTGCTACCGCTTATTCCTTGTGAACCTTGAGATCCTTGTGCTCCTGACCCTGTTGAACCTCCAGAGCAGTCACAATACACTAATGAATAATAAGGTCCAGTTGCTCCAGGATCCGTTGTTCCATAAATCATTTGACCTACTAAATCTGGTCTTCCTGTAATAGGATCTTCTCTCGACGTTATTTTCCATCCTCTAAACTCATCAGGATATGCAACTTCATTACCAACTGTGAAAAAAGTAGATTTAACACCATTTGTCGAATAAAATATATTTTGGTCATCTAAACCTATAGAACCTTCGGCAGCAGTAGAACCTAATCCTTGAAAAACAATAGTATTTTGTGAAACATATAATTTACTCCAAGGATTTTCTGCTGTTCCTAAACTAAATCCAGCACTGATATCTCCTGGAATAGATGGGATCATATCTCCACTAATAATAATATTTCCAGATGCATCTATTTTGAGAGAATTTGAATTTTTCAAAACATTTACATTGCTAGCATCATAAACAACTATATTACCATATCCAATTAGAGACGCATTTATTGATGGACCCGTTGAACCTTGGGGACCAGTATATCCTCTTGGACCGATAGGACCTTTTGATCCTTGAGAACCCTGAGCACCTTGTGGACCTTCTCCTCTCAGATCACAACATTTTCTAGAACCTAAATAATCACTATAATTTCTAGACATTTAGCGCCTATAATAAATATTACTATATATTAATTTTTATATCATTTATTAAGTGAAATACTTATTTATTTGTTTGTTAATTTTACATATAATATAATTCAACTTTCAAAAATATATTATATAATATTCAATACATATTCATTTTTCATGTGGAAGGAACATTGTTCATAATCTTACTATTTAAGAAGCAGGTAATTGTGCCAAACATAATTGAATAATACCAAGACTAGCCACATTATATTTAACAACAAGAGGTAAATCATTTTCTAAATATATTTCGATTTGTGAACATAAATTAGTACATTTAATGAAATAACCTAAATTCTTCAATGAAAATTCGCCCTGAATAACTTTTGATGAGTCTTGTTTTGATACAAATCCCATACTTCCATCTGACTCTGCTCGATGAATTTCTGCTGAAGACACAAATGGACCACTACATTTAAATATCAGTTCATTTCCAACAGATTTTATTTCTAACTTATCTGAAATTCCAGACAAATCTCTAATTATTTTTTGAAAATCGGCAGATGGTAAATTTATAATTGAAGAATAATTAACATCTGGATATTCAATTTCTTCAGGGTCAGGTTCAATTAATTTCAACTTTTGGGTTTTACATTGTTTTATTTCTCCATTTTCAAACTTAAATGCCAAATGTGAAACAATTCCGTCAACATAATCAGAATTTTCAATATAAATAGTTAGTGTATCGTCATTATCAATTGAATTAATAACTTTAAAAAGATGGAACATATTTACACCAACAATAATTTTATCTACCTTACATTCGTATAATTCAAATTTATCTGCTTCTAAATGGAGATGTGCTAGAACAGTATGAGACTTGTCCATATTAGCAATACGAATTCCGTCTTGTTTAAAAATAATATTTGTTTCAAGAAGAATGTCTTTTAGAGCAGTCATTAGTGTTCTAAATGGTGCAATTTGAACAGTCTTTATTGTTAAAATATTTCCATCAGTGTTTGTGTCGCAATTATTGTTGATATTATTATTTCCTTTAAAACTTGCCATAAATATTTTATAAATATATTCTTTGTTAATTCTTTAAATTGTTATGTATTAAATACTTTATTTTTATTTTCAAACGCACTTTTACTAAAATAAAAATAAATAATTGTTTTCATTATTGTAGTATTCATGTTTATTCATCATTCATCATTTTGTACCATTCATTTGATATAAATTTATCGTAAATAATAAAATTTTCTAAATAGTTGACTAAGAAATTTTCGAAATATTTTTTGCTTACAGTTAATTTAATAGAATAACCTGAATGAGAAGAATTATTTTTCATATATGTTTCATAATATGTATAAGCAATATCAAAAGAAATAATAGTTTCGTCATTTTTGATTGAATATTCTAACTTCATTTTTTCTAAAGATTTGATAATTTCTTGTTTTTTATCAATAATATTGCATTTTATATTTGTTATATATTTATCGTCAATTATCTCAACTGTATTGAAAAAATGTTTAATTAATTGTAGTACTTCTTGTTCATTCATTCCTCCACCAGACATATTCAATGTTTTTTTCCAACTTTTAAATAATGAACAAATTTCATCTATCTCAAATTCATCAATAATGGGCATATCATTCTGATTTATTAAAACAAAATTGGTTTCCCAAAATTTAATAAAATCAGCAACATTTGGTAAATAACTTGTTGTAATGTTCAAAAAATTGTCAGAGACTTCATCAAATTGGTATTTTGTTTTCAAAATGTTTTTCAAATTATTAAAATAAATTATATTTGGTAAATTCATTGAAGAAAGAAATATTTTCCATATATAATGAATTTTTTTTCCGGAAATAGAACAACCACTCTCTGGTGAACATTCTTGAATATATTTTGAACAAAATTTTTCTATTATATCCTCTTGTTTATTGTCTCTCAAAAAATATGTATAATTCTTGAGATTATTATAAGCGTTCATTTCTAAATAACCATCGGAATTCTCATATCTTTTAGAATAATGTACTGCTACACATATAAAATCCAAAGCATATTTTTTCAATTGTTCCTTAAAAATGTCACTATAATACTGTTGGTTTGAATTTAATAATCTACAATTGTCATAATTATGATTTTCATGATATTTTGTCATGAAATTGTGACTTGTGTTATTTATTCCTGTGAAAATATTAGTATATTCATCAACATCCAACATCATTTTTTTCGTGTGATTATTTATTAAAAAAATTAAGTTTGTTTGTTTCTTTAAAATATTGTCTCCCCATATTGTCAAAAAATATTTTGCTTCGTCTTTCGTAGAAAAAATAAGTGGGAATAACAAATTTAAAATTCTCTGTATTGTTTCCGTTTCTGGAGTGCATGTAAATAATTTCCTTTCTTTAATAAGTTTCATTATACTCAATTTAGTCTTATGTTTCCAATCTAGTAAAACTCTTTTACTTGATATTTCAGATAAAAGACTATATAATATATCATCTTCGCTAATAATTTCAAATGATTTATAACCAGTGTATTCATTGAATTTGTATTCATAAAAACTTTCTGAATTAGGCAAATAATAATATCGATTTGTGTTTAAAAATATTTCAATAAAATTTTTCTGTTCAATAGTAAGCATATTGTGTCTTTCTGTTCTCTCTTGAAAATGTTTCCATTCATTATCAATTGTAGACGAAAAAAAAACATTAATATGTGTATTAATTCTGTTAAGTATATAATCGTTTTCTTTATATTTTTCAATGACTGCTGACAAATTTTCGAAACATTTTTGTTTCAATTCATCTATTTCTTTAAATGATTTTTCATCATCAGAATTCTGTGGTGTATCCATTTTTTAAAATATAGTATATTCACAAGATTTATTTAAGTAGTTTACGTATATTATATTTTTATAATATATATGTCATCTGAAAAAAAGATAAATTTGAGATATTTACCAAAAAGGTTGACAGTCAAAGATAGGAAAAAACAATCTAGTTCTCTCAAAAAATCAAGAAAAATGTATAAACGTGGTATTTATTATGAGAGAAAACCAGTTTCTTCTTATAAATCAAAAACATCTAATCATATTTTGAAAGCAAGAAAGATCTATGGTGTAGAGAAAATCGGTACTACAAATGAACTTTCAAAGAAAACTGGATGTTCGAAAAAGGCTCTGGCAAAAATAATAAACAAAGGTGCTGGCGCTTATTATTCATCGGGTTCTAGACCAAATCAGACAGCACAATCATGGGGTGTAGCGCGTCTAGCAAGCGCAATAACTTCTGGTAAGGCAGCAGCAGTAGATTATAATATTTTAGAAGAAGGGTGTAAAAAGAATTCAAAAGCGCTTAAAATGGCAAAGACTGCAAAAAAGAAACATGGACATGGTACAAGACGAGTACCAAAAGTAGATTTTTAGCGTTGAATTTATATGAATTTATTTAGTTTATATAATTCAAATAAAATATTAAAGTATATTAACAAATAGATGAAAATATTTAGAACTATTTTATCAATTGTAGCACTCACTCTTGCTTCTTCGAGAAAACAATTACAAGTTGAAATTGAAAAAGAAAAATCTCCTACTAATAATTGTGTTACATTCACAGTAAGTCAAGGTACAGGTTGTGCTTGGATGTGTAGTTATTGTGCAAATAATTTACAAACAAACAATTATTATTTTACAGATGGTGTTTGTACATATGTACCAGGTGTTGGATGTGTTGGAAATCCAATTGCTGGAAAAAGTTATACTTGTTGTTCTGTGTAATTATTATTCTTGGTTTATTTTTATCTTTTTCTCTCTTTAGTATATAATGAAAAGTCGTAGAATTAGACGAGTTTCTAGAAAACATAGACAAGGTAAGATGAAAAATTCAAGAAAACATATTAACAGAAAAAGGACAAGAAGTCATAAAAAACGTGTTCGTGGTGGAGAAAAACCATTACCAAACAAATATAATCAGGCAGAATATTCAGATCAACTTCAATTTATAGATTTTCAACCACAAAGTCCACCTGGAAGTCCTCCAGGAAGTCCAATGGGTGAAATTCGTGATGCTATGCAGATTGATGACGATGATTTAAACATGGATTTAAGACCTGTAAGACTTTTTTCTGAAACTGATGATGAAGATGAAGACTATATATCACGTAACACAAGAGCAAGACAACAATAAATACATATTTGAAATAATATTTATAAGATAATAATTATTATTTATTTTTTATACAAGTTACAAGTCACATTATTTAATTACCCATACCAGCGCGGAATTGGACAGCATTACCACTGGTTCCAACACCTTGACCGTCAAAAACAGAAGGACTTAATGGCATCATACCACCCTTCATTTTCTTTGATCCCTTTCTTCCTCTTGATCTTCTTGATTTATGTCCCTTTAATAAAACATAACCAAACTTTCCCTTCTTTGTTCCATAACCAGCTTTAACAAGTCTCTTTTCTCTCTTGGCAGTAGCGTGCTTAGCTCTTGAAACAATACGACCAGCTTTGTTTTGCATAAGGTCACCCTTAGTTAAACCACCAGTTGTCTTGTAAGCAGTTCCGTGCCATACTTGGGCTCTTGTACCAAATAATGATTCGAATGTTTTTCCAGAAACATGAACCTTTCCACTAGAATCTTTAGTAAAACGTGTCATTATAAATTTAGCAGAGAAAAAATAATTATTCGAAATAAAGTTAAGAGAGAAATATTACTAAATATATTTACAATATAAAAATTACATCCAACATAAAAATTACATCCAATGATAATTACATCTTTTCTTAATTGAACCGATTACGTATAGGTGTTCCATATCCACCAGGCATACCTTGAATGCGACCCAAATAATTTATTTTATTTGTATTGTCTGTATAATTATAGCAATTTCCTAAATTTTGTGAAATCCAATTAGACACTTTCATATTTGTAGATAGGTTTGGATTTACTGGTGGGTCTGCCTCATATTTCTTTGATTTTTCTTTTAAACATAAACAATAAACATCATTTGTATTATATAAATCTTTAACTCTTATTGTATTTGAACGATAAGAACCACCTGGAGCAAAGTGTTGAGAAATCATAAATATATTACTATAATATTTTAATAAAAAATTGAAATAAAATCGTAAAATTATAATAATTCATATAATACTACGATTTACAAGAATGAATTCTGAAAACGCTAATTTATCTACTAAATATCAAAAGAAAACTGATCGCCAACATATTTTAGACGCTCCAGATACTTATATTGGTTCGATTGAACAAGTTGATACTGATATGTGGGTATTAAATGAAGATGGCACAAAAATTATAGAGAAAAATATTAGTTACATTCCAGGACTTTATAAATTATTTGATGAAGGTATTGTAAATTGTCGTGATCATGTTGTGCGTATGTCACAAGCAATTACAAACGATACTCCAAATACAATTCCTGTTACAAACATAGACATTTCTATTTCAGAAGATGGTACTATTACAATGTTTAATGATGGTAATGGTATTGATGTTGCCGAACATCCAGTTGAAAAAATCTGGATCCCAGAAATGATATTTGGTCATTTAAGAACTTCAACAAATTATAATAAAGATGAAAAGAAAATCGTTGGTGGTAAAAATGGGTTCGGATTTAAATTAGTTTTGATTTGGTCAACTTATGGTTCTGTTGAAACTGTAGATCATAATAGAGGATTGAAATATTTTCAAGAATTTAAAAATAATTTATCTGAAATATGCAAACCAACTATTACAAAAAGTGGAAAAGCAAAACCATATACTAAAATCACTTTTAAACCAGATTATAAAAGACTTGGTATAGATGGACTTACAACAGACATGCTTGCTTTATTAAGAAAACGTATTTATGATATTACTGCCGTAACAGATAAAACAATAAAAGTAAAATATAATTCAACACTTATTCCAATCAAAACATTTGAACAATATATTAATTTATATATTGGTGATAAAACAGAAAGTGTTCGTGTATATGAAGAGAGTGATAATAATCGTTGGGAATATGCTGTTGCTCTCTCACCTAATCATGAATTTGTACAAGTATCATTTGTAAATGGTATTTATACATCTAAAGGTGGCAAACATGTTGAATATATTTTAAACCAGATTACACGAAAACTTTGTGAATATATTGAAACTAAAAAGAAAACAAAGGTTAATTCCAATACAATTAAAGAACAGTTAATGTTATTTATTCGTTGTGATATTGAAAATCCTGCTTTTGATAGTCAAACCAAAGATTTTATGAACACACCAATGGCAAAATTCGGTTCTAAGTGTGATGTTAGTGACAAATTCATTGAGAAAATTGCTAAAATGGGTGTTATGGAAGCAGCACTTCAATTGACTGAAATAAAGGAAAACAAAGCATCAAAGAAAACTGATGGTGTCAAATCCAAGTCTATCAGAGGAATTCCTAAACTTACCGATGCAAATTGGGCAGGAACAGAAAAATCGAAAGATTGTATGATAATATTTTGTGAAGGAGATTCAGCAAAAGCAGGTATTATTTCTGGACTTTCATCAGATGATCGTAATTCTATCGGTGTATATCCAATGAAGGGTAAAATTTTAAATGTAAGAGGAAAACCAGTTACAAAAATTAATGAAAATAAAGAAATTGCGGAAATAAAAAAAATTCTTGGTTTAGAATCAGGAAAAGAATATAAAACAATCGAAGATGTTAATAAAAATTTAAGATATGGAAAAGTATTATTCATGACAGATCAGGATTTAGATGGAAGTCATATCAAAGGATTATGTATTAATTTATTTCAAAGTCAATGGCCAACATTGTCGTCAATTCCTGGGTTTATTGGTTTTATGAATACTCCTATTTTAAAAGCGCGTAAAGGTAATAAAGAATTATTATTTTATAATAATGGAGAATATGATACTTGGAAAGAATTGAATGATACAAAAGGATGGAATATTAAATATTATAAAGGGTTGGGTACTAGTACTGGTAAAGAGTTTAAAGAATATTTTCAAAATAAGAAAATCGTCGGTTTTGAACATAATGGATTATTGAGTGATGACGCAATTGATATGGTTTTTAATGATAAACGCGCGGATGATCGTAAAGAATGGTTAGAAGAATATGATAGAGAATGTTATTTAGATACTTGTAATAAAATGGTTTCATATGATGATTTTATAAATAAAGAATTAATACATTTTTCAAAATATGATTGTGATAGAAGTATACCAAATTTAATGGATGGTTTAAAAATTTCATTGAGAAAAATATTGTATAGTGCTTTTAAAAAGAATTTAACAACAGAAATAAAAGTTGCTCAATTTAGTGGTTATGTTTCAGAACATTCAGGTTATCATCACGGTGAAGCAAGTTTAAATCAAGCAATTGTTGGAATGGCGCAAAATTTCGTCGGTTCTAATAACATCAACTTACTTGAACCAAGAGGACAATTTGGAACTAGATTAAAAGGTGGAGACGATAGTGCGTCTGAAAGATATATATTCACTTGTTTAAATAAGATTACACGTTCGATATATCCGACAATGGATGATAAAATTTTAAAATATTTGGATGATGATGGACAAATAGTAGAACCGTTGTTTTATGCTCCAATTATTCCGATGGTTTTAGTAAATGGAACAAAGGGTATTGGTACTGGTTTTAGTACTGAAGTATTATGTTATAATCCATTAGATATTATTGATTATTTGAATGTTAAATTAAGTAAAGAAGAAGAAAATAAAATTTTGCCGAAGTTTATTCCATATTATGAAGGATTTGTTGGACAAATAGATAAAATAAATGAAGGTAAATTTTTAGTAAAAGGAACATATCAAAAATTAGGTGTTGACAAAATAAGAGTTACTGAATTACCTGTTGGTTTTTGGACAGAAGATTTTAAAGAATTATTAGAAGATTTGGCATCGAACACAGATAAAAAAGGAAATAAGGTTCAACCAATTGTAAAAGATTATGATGATATGAGTAAAGATACTAGTGTAGATTTTATTATTACATTGACAAAAGGTAAGTTAGAAGAATTAGAAAATATGAAAGTAGATAATGGATGTAATGGAATTGAAAAGGTGTTTAAATTGTTTACAACTATTGGAACTAGTAATATGCATTTATTTGATGCTGAAGATAAATTAAAAAAGTATAATAATGTAGAAGAAATAATAGATGATTATTTTGGAGTAAGATTAGAATTATATGGAAAAAGAAAGGAATATATGATTGAAGATTTAAAAAGAGAATTAGTAATATTATCAAATAAAGCGAAATATATTAAAGAAAACTTAGATGGAACAATTGATTTGAGAAAAAAGAAGAGAGAAGAGGTAAATAAAATGTTAAAAGAAAAGAAATATGATGTTATTGATGAAGATGATGATTATAAATATTTGGTTAAAATGCCAATGGATAGTGTAACCGAAGAAAATGTTAATAGACTTATGAAAGAACATGGTGATAAAAATGATGAATTAGAAAGAATTAAAAATACGACTATACAACAAATGTGGATTGCTGAATTAGAAAATTTAAAGAATAATTATTTGGAGTATAAACAAGAAAGAGAGAAATTAATGAATGATGATGGAACTAAAAAGAAAACAGATGAAATTAAGGTAAAGGTTGTAAAAAAGAAAGTTGTAAAAAATAAATAAATAAACTATAAAAATTATTATGTCATTACTCATCAGGTCATTTAACATCTTATGAAATTATAAATATAAATATATAACAAAGAATAATTTTTTTTAATTATTTCGATATTCAAATACTTTTTCTCTCAAAGAGTTTAGAATAAAAGTGGTTATTATCGTTAAAATTTAGAAAATTAAATAGAAATAATAAATAAATATTATGCTAGATCTAGATTTTAATTTTAATTTAGGAGATAATACGACATATTTGTATTTGAGTGGTATTTTAGTAGCAATTGCTATTGCCATTTATTTTTATTATTATCACACAAATCATGCTTTAAATGTTTCTGAAGAAAAACACGAATTAAATGTCTCAGAACATTATGAAGAACAACAACAATATCAACAACAACCACAACCACAACATAGAGAGATTACCAGCGAAGAAATGGAAACATCAAGTGTAATGCCAAATACATATGATAATGACCACTTCGTTTGTGTTGGAGATAAATGCCAAATATAAATATTTTATAGAATATTTTACATAAATTTTTCTATAAAACGACTTTGTAAATTGATTTGATGAGAGAAAAAGTAATTCAAATATGCGGAAAATATTTAGAAATAAAATATCCTATAATAAATATTGCACTTTTTCTCTCAATACAATATTTCATAGACCCAATTTATAATGATTTTTTACATATGAAAACACAAAACAACAAAAATTATAAATATAATTCTATTTCATAAATATATTCACATTTTCGAATATATTTATAATTTTTCAACACAATTTGACTTCTTTATTTATTTCAACGAGAGAAAAAGTATTCTAAAACCACGGTTTCAAAACTAATTCTTTATCATTATCCTTTGCCATAATAGGAGGACTAATTGGAACAACCAATGTGCTTGCGTCATATAAATATCTTAAATAACCTTGTGCTTCACTATAAACCTGTTGGATACAATAATCTACAACCATTTGATTAAGTGCTTTGATTTGTTCTGTAATATCATTTGGCATATTTGCGGCATATTGTAAAAAAGTACTGCGCATAATAACTTTTAAAGTATCACAATCCTGTGGTCCAATTACATACTGACCCTTAGAACGATTATATACTCCTGCTCGTATACCATTTTGTACAATTTGAAGATTGTCACCAGAGAAATATGCTTTTGATAACACTGTATCATCCCATAAACCCTCCGTAGGATTTCTTAATGTAGTACATTGGTGCGCTGGAATTTTATCATACATACTAAATAAATCACAAGTTTTTGGATACATTATATTAACTCTTCCATTCGAAGAATATTCTGGACCTAACATTTATATTACAATAATAGAAAAAATTTGAAATATTTTGTTTATTATTTATATGGAAGCATTTCAAAAAATAGTTATAATTATTGCCGTTGTTCTTTTAATACTTGCTTTAGTATTTATTGGCATTTCTCTCAAGAACACTAAAAAGGATAGTTGGCCACCACTTGTTGGAGATTGTCCTGACTATTGGTTAGCAGTTGGTTCAAATGATATGTCTGGTGTTGATGTATCTAATTTAGGGAAAGGACCATTTTGTGTAAATGTAAAAGATTTAGGAAAATGTCCACCAAGACCAGGACATAAACACTTAATTATGAATTTTAATAAACCTCCATTCACTGGAGATAATGGTAATTGCGCTAAATATAATTGGGCAAATACTTGCAATATAACATGGGATGGATTAACATATGGCGCTGAAAATCCATGTGATACATCTTCGTCATCAAAACTTACATAATTAATAAAATTTCGCAACTTATAATTTATACTTAAATATGAAAAATATATAATAAAATTATTACTAAAAGATAATTTAATAATAATTATTAGTATGAATATTAATGAAAATCAAAAACAAAATCAATATCAAGTTAATAAAAGTAACAACAACGAAAACAATGAAAAACTATTTTTCGAGAGAATAAATATGTTACCAAAAGAATTATATGATATTGTCAAAAGTTATATATTTCCAAATACATATCTTGTTATTTCTAAATCTTTTTATATGTCTAATCATATAATTTTAACAGAAATAGTTAGGAAAAAAAAACGTTTCGAAACATATATACGATATATAATTCGACGTGATTTTGATCTTCCATTTGGTATTTTATTGAATGAAAATCATAAAAAATGGTTATTAATGACTAATTATGAATATAATCACGCAATATACGCAAATTATTTATATTTTCTTCAGTATTTTTGTATTAAAAATAGTTCGGAAAAATGTAGAAATAAAATAATGGAATTATTTGAAGAAACAGGTTTAAGTAAAAATCAACATAAAAAGAATATCGTTAAATATATAAAACTATAAATGAATAATTTAGATTTTAACAAAATGTTGGACCGTACAGAAATATGCAAAAATATTAAAAACATATTGGGCGACTTTGAGAAAAACAAAACGGACCTCTTGTTTAAACGAGGAATTTACATATACGGAGATCCAGGAAGTGGCAAAACAACATTTGTAATGAATTTATTAAAGGAACTTGGTTATGATGTTATAAAGTATGATGCTGGCGACATTCGTAATAAATCTATTATAGAAACAATTACAAAACACAACATGTCAGACAAAAATATTATGAGCATGTTTCATAAAAAAGTCAAGAAAATTGCTATTGTAATGGATGAAATAGATGGAATGAATAGTGGTGACAAAGGTGGGATCACTACATTAATAAAATTAATTAGACCAAAAAAGACAAAAAAACAACGTCAAGAAGTCGTAACAATGAACCCTATTATTTGTATTGGTAATTACCATGTTGACAAAAAAATAAAAGAACTAATGAAGGTTTGTAACAGTATTGAATTGAAATCTCCAACGCAAAATCAAATGTATTTTATTATTAACAAATTATATGAAAATGTTGAAGAAAAAAATATTGTAAAAATGTGTGAAATAATACAGGGTGATTTAAGAAAATTGACTTATTTATATCAATTATATTTAAAAGATAACACTATTATTAATAAATCATATATTTATGAAATACTCCAGAAAAAATCTTATAATGAAGATACAAAAAAACTAGTGAAGAACTTATTTAATAATAACTATAATATTTCTGACCATTGTTCTATTATGAATGAAACAGATAGAACAAGTGTCGGTTTATTATGGCACGAAAACATAATTGATTTATTGGAAAAAGACAGTGTAAATATATCTTTACCATTTTATAGCAAACTCTTAGATAATATTTGTTTTGCCGATTATATTGACCGCATTACTTTTCAAAAACAGATATGGCAATTTAACGAGATGAGTTCACTTATAAAGACTTTTAAAAACAACAAACTATATCATGAACAATTCAACAAAAAAACAAACTATGACCCATCTGAAGTAAGGTTCACAAAAGTATTGACAAAATATTCTACAGAATTTCATAATTATGGGTTTGTTCAAATGCTATGCCAAAAATTGGGCGTAGACAAGAAAGATTTGTTTGAAATGTTTTTAAACATAAAAAATAAATATAGTGATACTGAAATTATAGGATTATTTGAAAATTATGACATTTCAAAACTCGATATTAATCGAATTTATAGATATTTGGATAAATATACTAAGGAAAATGCCAAAGACTTGGAAGATATTGTTGACATTATAGATGATGATGATTGTGCTGGAGATTGCGATTATAGTTCAGAAAGTGATTGAGAAATAAAAAGTATTTGAAAATTCATAATATAAATTTGTAAATGAAATTTATATTATATTATCTTATCTTATCTTATATCTTATCTTATAATATCTTATAATACCATACCATATTAGTAACATATTAAATTACCTGCATTATTTTTATTCTTGACAAACAACTTCTTTCTCTTCTTCAACCAAATCACCACTACAAACCACAGCAGTATTGTCATAATTATTAAAATCCTCCATAATATCCTTATATCTCATCTTAGCAAGTAAATTCTTTTGTAACCATTTATTCTTAATATCGACACTTAATTGCTCACGATGTTGTCTTTCATACTCTTCTGGATTTTCATAAAATAATGTAATTGTGTTTTGACCAAACTTACCATCAGCAACATTCACCTTAAAAAATAAGTCTTCAATCATACTCCCAACAGTAAAATATTTATTTCTATAATGAGAACCACTAACAGCATTACGAATACGACTACCCTTTCCTCCTGAAGCATAATAAGTAATCTTTAATGGTGTAGTATAATATTCAGTCTTACCATCTTTGGCAACACGACTACCATTGACGGTTTTTACATATGTATACATATTTTTGTTTACTGAACAATCATTAATTGCTAATACATCAGTAAATCTGGCAACATTTAATTGCTTGTATTCGTTTTCTTGTGATGGATGAAAGTTATCGTCTTGATACATTTGTTGTACGATTTATTATATAATTATATATTGGTATTGTCTTTAAGTAATAATTATATAATATAATGAAAATATAATGAAAATATAACATTTTCTAAACCGGAATTTTGAATACATTTCCTTGTTCCTTTTCTTTCTTTAATCTCTCAACTTGTTCTTCTACATATTTACGTAGTCTTTCTTCTAATAATTTATTTCTCTCTTTAAGAGCATTATTTTCATTTATTAAATTTTGTAACATAATAGTTTGTTCATTCATCTTATTATCAATCATAGCAATATATTCTTGTGGTTTCTTCATCTTCATGTCTTGTAAATGTTGTGCTTCCAATGCTTTTTGATGTTCAGCAATCATTTTATGTCTTTTTTCTGTTATTTCATTTAATTGTTTCATAACATCCTTTTTGTTTTCAGGATTACCAGGTTCATATGATGATAAAATCCCGTCAATGTCTTCCATAAAAAAATGTTTAATGTCTTCTTCCTTTACATAATCTTCTACTCTTATACTACACTCCCTAATATTTGGATCATTCTTATTCTCCAATAATATTTTCTTATCAAAAGAATTTTGTATATGCGAAAATACCAAAATCGTTTTTAAGGGATTTAATTGAACAAATGGAATAGTATATTCTTTTAAGAACTTTCTCTCCTCAGCAAGAGTTTGTGTATCATCATATTTTGTCTGTTTCAACAATTCTCTCTTAAAAGCAAATGTAGCAGCAGTTGCATGATTAGGACCATAAGGACCAAATTCATACATTTTTCCAATATGTTTAAAATACAAATGTAATCTGCTAGATCCAGCACATAAAGCGCGATTATTCTTTTGTAATGTTTCTACAGCGTGACTTACTCTTTCTGGAGGATAATAATCATCATCATCCATATAAACAATAATATCACCACTCGCCTTTTCATGCATTAAATTTCTTTTTCTACCTAATAACATTTTTTCTTCATATCTGTAATATTTAACATATGGTAAATGAGCAAATAAATCTTCTACTTTGTCAGTACCATCATCAATAATAATCCATTCCATTTTCTCTCTAGGATATGTTTGATGTTCAAAACACTTAATTATATAAGGAATAAATGGTCTTCTGTTGTATGTTGGTGTACAAATACTTACAAATGGTAAATCTTCAACACTTACCGCCTTCTTCTCTAATTTCTTTTGTTTTTTTTGTTGAGCTGCTTTACCCATTTCTCTCAAAATATAAATATATTAACCAAAATTTATTTATATTCTTTTCAAACAATTTAATATTTCATTCCTATTCAATATTCCTTTTATTTTATTTCACAAGTTTCTTCAATCTTTTCAAATCATGATCACCACCAATTAGTCCAAAAGTAAGTTTATTTAATAACGAACGTTTCTTTGGAGGTTCTATTATTTCCTCACATATTTTTTTTGCTTGTTCATAACTTACTAATGGGGAAAGATTTTCTGGTTTAGAAGATGTATATATAGGTATTGGTATTAATTGATAGTAAAACATTATGAAAATTATTAATGAACACAGACCACCGATTGACCCTAATTTAGTAAATGATGTTAATATTACTAATATTGTCATGATATACATAATCGTTGACTGATGATATTTTGTAGAATCAACTAGCGTCGAAAAAAATGTATAATCCTTATTAATAGAAGTATTTTTACCAACCATCATCATACTTGTTCCAATAACATATATCAATATTATAGCAATTAATCCACCAACAATTGGTACAGGAACAAAAAATGAAATAATCAATAAGATAACCAATACAAACACTAAGAATGATGCTAGAGAGTAACTTGATATTTGTGATATTGATATGTCTTTCCAATCTTGTTTTCCCTTTTTGTCCTCATTTACATTTTGCTTGAACAACCAACTCATTTTAGAGAAATAATAATAATAGAAAAATAAATAATTCATTAAAAATAATCCTAACAAAATAAATGGTGAAGAGAGAAAAAGTACTATTGGCATGAAAAATATTATGAAAGATTCAGAAACTGACGAATTGATAAAATTTAAAAAACTATTATACACTTGATAATTTAGAGAAAATAAATCTTTAAATATACTTAATAAATACATTACAAATCCTGATTGTGTTGGTGCGTCAGTCATATGAGTTAAGTATTCAAGGAACTTATTTGTTTTATTATCCTCATATAAGAATTTAACCTTTTGTGAATAAATATCCTTTTCAACTGACGATAAATTGGCGTTTATATCTATTTCAGAAAGATTTAATGAATTCATCGTATATGGAAAACAATCTTTTTCTGTTGGCAAAACATTTGATTGCCCGACCTTACAACTAAACAATAAGAGAGAACCTGAAAAAAGTATTATTAAAATTAATATAATAAAACCTAATATAGTTCCAATAAATCCAGCAATCGTAGTTCCAATACTTTTATCTGAACTTGATGCGGATGTCGAATTTTCTTCCTTTTTTTTATCTATTTCTGTTTCTTCTGTCATTTATACTATATTATTATTATATTATAATATAAAATATTTCGTATTTCACAAAATCACTCTAAAATTATATAATTATTTTATATCATTATAATATATTAAATACATATTTATCTATGAAAAACAACTACAGTAATATTAATAATATAATTATATTTGTCATAATTATTTTTAGCATTTTATTCGTCATTTATTGGCAAACATATGTAAATATACATTTAAAAAAACTAACAATTATCGAAAAATTTGGTCCACAAGTAACACGAGATACTGGTTCACCTGACACAACACATAGCATAAATTTAGTAAATAGTAAATACACATGTCAAAATTTTTGTGGTCCAACTGCTAGATGTGCTTACACAGACGAACAATGTAGTACTGATTTAGATTGCAAAGGTTGCGTACCACCTGAACATAAGAGTGATGGTTTGAAACCTTATCAATTATCAATTAGAGGACAAAATGACGCTGGTAAATTGTCTTATTTAGGAAATAGTTATTCTGAATTAACAACAGATATTGGAACACAAGCAGCGTTAACTGGATCAAATTATTTGAAGAGACCTGCTCAGTATTTTGACGGGGTAAATACATGGCGTTCTGATTTTGACGCTGGAATGGACCTATATAAACAACGTTACGAACCGAAAAAGGAATATTTGCCAAATATGATGGATTATCCTGATAGATGGTCATTGTCTGGACAGTTTAAAAATGACGAACCACTTGCGTCGAACGCTTTTATTGATGCTCCTAAAAAATAGATGTAAACATGATTATCATGTAATTATATTACACACTAGAATACCAGTAATTCAATGGATTGAAATTATATACTGCTTCTAAAACAGCGTGGGATATCGAATGAACGCCAATAACCAACGCAAAAAATAAAGTCATTTCAATTTTCTTGTTTGCGTCCATTTTTTTGATAAACCCATAATTGATTATAAATAAATAAACAGCAAATAATAATAGTAAACCATTTAAGGTATGTGCATAAATAGATGGTGGATACATGAACAAAATATCTATATATTTAGTGAGTAAAATAAATTGGTACAATCTTTAATAAATAAAAAATTTTACCAATGTATAAATTCAGATGGAACATGTTATTGACAATTTAATTATAGGCGCTGGTATTGGCGGTACATATTTAGCAGCAAGATTAGTTAATATGTTTCAAGATGAAAAACTATTAATTATAGATAAAATGGATGATTTTGGGGGGTTACAAATAAATAGTCAAATCGAAAATACAGACACCATTATAGAATTAGGACCTATACGTTTTTATGATAAAATTCATCATAGAATAAAATATTTAGTTGAAAAATACAAAATACCAATTATAGAATATTTGTCAGATCCAACAGGTCAAGTATATTATTTAAGAAATAAAATAATACCACAAGAGAATGTTATTTCAGAAACCGAAAATATTTATTTTATAAATGAAGATGAAAAAGGAAAAGATCCATTTACTTTATTGAGAGAAAATCTGTCTAAGTTTAATTTTAACAATACAAATACAAATATAACAAATTTTGAAACACGAATTGAATTATTTAAAGAAAAAGTATACAGTAAGATGGTTTTTCAATCATTGGGTCAACAAAATATATCACAAGAAAATTGGCAAAGAATAGAAGATATTAATGGTTATAAAGAACTTCTCTCAACAAAAATAAATTTCATAGTTGAATTATTAGAAACATTACCAAAAGAAAAATTTGAAAGCAAACAATTTCGTTTTAAACATGGTTATAACAGTTTGACAAAAGAAATCGCATCCAAAAATAATATTACTAAAATTTGTTATAATTCTTTTTTCAATAATGGAATAATTGGTAATTCAAAAGCACTATTTAATACTGCTGTTTTAGATATTGTTCCATATAATAATAGTAACACACCACAACATATTTGGAAAGTTACAATAGGAAATGTAAATGTAAATAGTCCAGAACAAATATCTTATAAATCTATTACATCACAACAAACTATATACGCAAAAAACATATATAGCACAGCATCGTTAAATTGTCTTAAACATATCCACAAATTCAATCACGTATATAATAATATTTGTGAAAATAATTTTGTAACGTATCAAAGTATAAGAATTTTTCTCCATTTTGAAACTGATTGGATGAATAAATATGGGATTGGTTATGGAAGATCAATAACATCATTAAATGGTAGTCAATTAATCCATTACTCTGAAAATGTATTGATGTTTTATGCTTTGTCATCAAATTGTTCAAAATTATATGGATTATTACCTGACAATATACAAATACAAAGAGAAATGGTCGAACCAAATGAAAAACATTTTCCTCTCATAGAAGAATGTATTCAAATTATACAAAAAACATATGGAATATATGATGATGAAATTAAAAAAATAAAGGGAATATCTTACGCTTCTTGGTCGAATTCTATTCGTTGTTATTCTGGAAGAAATACCCAAACACTTTCAGACGATACATTATATGATATATTATTACAAATAATGTTTCCATATGGTGAAAATGGCAATTTTTATGTATTGGAAAATAGTTCATCATTTAATTCTACTTGGTGTGAAGGAAGTATAGAATTAGTCGATTTTTTTATGAATAAAAAATATAATCATGATTTATTTGGTGTAAAATACATTAATTAGCGTATACAAGACCAGCGTTACCACCAATAAATTGAATGAAATTAATCCTTTCTTCTAGAACAACCAAATTGAAATTATAATCATAAATTTGCCATGTTGGTTTATTAACACCAACAATATTTCCATCACCATCACATATACTATTTGTTTGAGCAAGAGCATTAACTGGAGGAATAATTGTCGTGAATTCAAATTCTATGTTAGTAAATCTCGACATATTAGTGAAACCACTTGGTTGTATAACATAAGGATTAGTGTTTAAACAAAAATTATAACAATATAAACCATCAGGGGCATTACCTTGTGTACGAGTATATTTTTCAATATAATTATATAGTCCACCAGGAAACATGTTCTCTCTATATTGCCCATCAAATTGAATTCCTAACGCAACTAAAATATTTTTGAAATTCTGAGGCGTATAATTTCCTGTATAAAACCATCCAGTTAATTGACCATTTGGATTAACACCTGGACCAATAAAAACGGGTATTATTGCTCCACTAGGGTCTGTTCTATAAATCATATAATCACCTTGTGTTGACGCAGGAATAATATCTTGAGGTAAATAATTGTATGGCCAATTAGTATAATTGCTCCATTCATTTCTCAAATTAACATCACTCCTTTGAAAATAAAACATCCAATCAATAACATTACCAATAGAATTTAATTGAACTTTATTTGGTCCAGTCACATTATAGAATACTTGCTCATGCACTTCTTTAAATATATATGTTTGCTCATTTTCTGCAAAAACCTTACTTTCATCATTACTTAAGAAAGCATATGTACACATTAAATGTATATCAGCATTCCATATACTTCTCTGGTCTATATATGAATTAATTCCTAATTCAATATCTGGTGGTGGTTGTAAAAATCTATACATCTGCATGTAGTAAGTATTGAAATTCGGTGCAACATAAGGGTAATTATATACCTTGTCATATACATCACGAATTTGAAAAATTTCATTGATTGGTCTAAATGTAATGTTAATATGAAGTTCATTATATTGAAGGGCAACAAGTGGAAATGCCATATGAGTATTCAAGTTAAACCACGCATTTAAAGGAATATATAATGTTCTTCCACGAATACTTGGTTCAGGACCTGCCAACGTACCAGTATAATACGCATTTGGATAACTATTTACACGTGTTCCAGAGTTTGCTGGGTCAAATAACTCAGGAATATTTCCGATCATCTTGTCAAATAGTGCCTTTTTTTCAGTTGGAAAATCACGTTGGACTGCCGACAATAGATATTGTCCAGAATATTTTTGAAGTGTTTGATTACCACATGTTATTTCAATTTGTCTAATCATTAAAGCACCAATATTTTCAATCCATCTAAATTCGTAAGGTATCCATTCATCATTGGCATATTGGTTAAAATTTGGGTCAGTAGTTGCTGCAGCATTTGGAGGCATTATTGGACTCCATATTGTTGGTAAATCAACAGATACATAAGTATCCATCAATAATTCAGCGTATCTCGGTATTTTAAAAGTGAATTTCGAGTCTTCAGTTAATTTTAAAGTTTTATTTCCTTCAAAATCAACACGAAAACGTTGTAAACCGAAATTAGTGTATTTTTTATATGTAGTTTTAAAAAAAGTTTTGCTAGGATTTCCATTAAGTAAAACATTTGTTTGTCCAGATGAGACTAATGTAAGAAGACCTCCTGCCATTATAATACTAATATAATATTATAATATTATTTTTATATCTTTATTTTACTAAAAAGTATTTTACAAATATTACGAAAAATATACATTATATAATGTACAATAAATAATATATTATATATATAAATATTATAATGACAAAAAAACATTACAGAAACAAGAACCACAACAACACTGTAAAAAATAAGCGTAATTATTCAATTATTTCAGGTGGAATGAAACGCAGTGGAAAAGATCTAATGTTTCCAAATAAAAAAATAAATGTAAAACAACAAAGTAAAAATAAAGAAACTTTAGAAAAGTTGTTATTAGAAAAAAATAATTATGACGAACAAAGATTAAATACAATAAACGAACTTATTAATTCAGGTAACTATAATATTAACTTTATATACACAGCTAGTAACGGTGTTAAACAAGAACAATTTGGTAATAATTTATTACAACAAGCAATTATGAATGAATATTATGAACAGGCACTTTTGTTGATCAACCATAATGCTGATAACAATATTTTTTTAAATAATTCAAACCAAAGAGGAGCAACACCTCTTATGTTATTAGCATTAGTCGGTAAAATAGAAGTGTTGAACAGACTATTAGAAATACATAGTTCAGGAATTACTGAAATAGAAGTTGGTTCAAATAAATTAATTTCAAATAATGAACCGATTACAGATATTAGTAATCAACAAATAGATGACCCATTTGCGATGACTAATTTCACTACATTAATGTATGTTTTATACATTATTCGTATGACAATTGGAATGTATAATGAAGATAATGATTATTTCAATTATGATGAACTCAGAGATCTAATAGAACCATTTTGTTCGATATTTAATAGATTAATGGAAACATTTGGGAATAAATTAGAACCACAATATGCTAATAATAATGGTGTTACTGCTCTTATTATAATAACAAGTGTTGATGATTATACTCATGATACAAGAAAAATTGTAAACAGTTTGCTGGATACGAATAATTATAATCCTAGTTCGTTTGTAAGAATAGTTTTATCAAATGCTTTTATTAATTGTATTTCTGCTCAAAATAGTAACGCTGATTTTTTGTTAGTTCAAAAAATGTTACAAAAAAGAAGCATTGAAGGATTAGATTTCGACATTAATCACAGAACAATTGATGGAGAGACTGCTTTATACGCTGTTTCAAGTTATGTTTTAGACAGAACATATGATCCATTAAGACTTACATCATTGTTATTAGAACAACCAAATATTGATATAAACATATATGAAACATTGAAAAACAATCCAAATATTATAACTAACAGTTATTTATTAAAGTTTATTAATGAAACAGCAGGTAGGACTGTATTCTATTTATTCAGTTCTAATGGCGGTGAAGAACAAATACGTGAATTCGAAAGATTTGTTGAAATAACTGAAGAAATTCTACGACGTGATACAAACCATTCATTAGTTAAATTTATTAGACAACCATTTCAAGATGAATTAGGGGTTTATTTAAGGAAAACAAATGCGTTAACAGCATATATTCAACACATTAAAAGAACAAGGGAAACATGGAGTAATGGTGCTACTTATGATAACATACCAAAAAATCTCTTAGAAAGAATTCCGTTAGCAATATTGAATTCAACACAATTTACTAGAGAATATCTGACCCTAGATGTTACAGGAAATAATACAACTGTCTTAGATATAGCAATTCAACTTGGTCTTACAAATGTTTCGCAGAAAATAGAAGAAATGTTAAATCAAATTGAAATAGAAGAACAACAAAATCTTCCAAGAATTAATTTATTTAATAGTGGAATGAATATATTAGGTGAAGAAATAATGATATATAAATATATAAATGCTGATATTAATAATTTTGTTTTTAAAATAAGCGATAATATATATTTGCTTAATAAAAAATCAATAAGAGAACATGTAGATAATCCTAGACACAATGTTTATAGTTGTTCATCGAGAGGTCCTTTTAACCAACAAAATCCATTTAATATTCGTATTATTAATAGAAATATTGTTTATAATTTAATAAATAAGTATACAGGTATACAAGGTGTTATAAAACAAAATGATATATTAGAATTGATAAATAGTAAATATTCAGGACAATTTTTCACTCTTTTGGAAGATGGTAATATTGTTTCAAATATAAATAAATCTATGTTAGATTATCAAATTGGTGTAGAAACAAATTGGAATGAATATTTTTCAGAGGAAAGAATTTGTATGGGTGGTTCTCTTGTTGTTTATAAAATAGTACCGTCAATGCCTTCTGTAGGAAATAATATACTAAATGATATTGAAAAACAGGATAATTTAAATATGGAAACTAGTAAATTATCTATGAATGATACAAAAGTAAAAGCAAGAATTACATATAAAAATCAAAATAACAAATTAGAAGAAAAGGGTATTAGGGAATTTGATACATCAAAAGGAATGACTATAAAAGATTTGAAAGATAAAATAATAAAAATGATATATGATGAAACAAATATAAACGAACCTATAAATATAGATAACCTAATAATTAGCAGATTGATATTTTCTGGTAAAGATTATACAAATAAAGAGGATGTTGAAATATCTACAATTATTACACCAGAAATCAATACTTTTCAACCTGTGATTGTAACAGTTAAAAAAGAACAACAAATAGGTGGAAAAAAATATAAGAAGAAAAATTTTAGTCGTAAAAAAATGTAGTATATATTACAAAATATTACAAAATATTATATAAACATAATATATAGTATTTTGTCGAAATTATGGAAGAAAACAATAATATTAATAACATAAATACAAATATTAACAGCGCAAATATTAATCAGATAACTGATGTAAAAATGAGAAATCGTGAATTAGTTGATGCAATATTAAACTTTGAAACTGATACAGCATTAGATATAATTAAAGCAAATCAATACGACCCCAATATAAATGTTGATTCTTATATGATTAAAAGAAAAAATGGTATTAAAAATAAAGATAACTTGTTAATTTTGGCAATAAATCAAGGTTTAGTTGAAGTATCTAAACAATTAATACTAAACAAAGATAACCCAATTAATATAAACTACACCAATTTAAATATGGAAACAGCATTACATTACGCTGTAAAAGCAGACACATTAGAATTGGTTAAATTACTAATTAAAGAAGGTTGTGACACTGGTATTATTGATATATTTGGGGATACACCTTTAATATTGGCATTAAAACAAAATAATCAATATTTTGCTATTGAAATACTTAGTAGTCCAACATGTAGACCATATAGTTTAATAAAAATCATTGAATTTGGTAAAAAAACAAATTCTTTAAAAGATGAATATACACCATTAATGTACGCGATTAAAAATAGTATGCCAGCAGTTGCGTCATTATTAATAAAAACAGGATTATCAAACCCTAGTTTCCAATCACAAATAACAGGAAGTACTGCCTTAATATTTGCTTGTTTGTATTCAAATTATAATATTGCTATAGAACTACTTAATATTGATAAAATATTAGCGCGATTACAAGAACTAGGTAAAATTCAAAAAGATATACCTGCCGAAGTCATGCAAAAGAATATTGATATAAATATAAATGCTGTTGATAATAAAAAAAATACAGCACTTAATTACATAACAAATCTTTCAATACAACACGATAAATTTAGTGTAAAAGATCCTATATATGGAAAAATTGTTTTTGATATGGTAAAAAAAATGGGAAGACAATTCAATGTACCAAATGAAAATGGAGAAACACCATTTATGAATATGTGTGAAATCGGTAGATATTTATATCAAATTACAAAATATGCTAGTGATAATTTTGGTGATGCAATTGATTACTCGGCAACAAATAAAAACGGGTTTACTGCTCTAATATATTCAATTTCTTCTGATATTTATGATATTGCAAATTTAATAATAGATAAAGGAAATTATAACCCATCTCAAGTATCAAATAAGTTTAATTTAACTGCTTTACATTGTGCTGTAATTAAAAATAATCCAGCAGCAACGAATATTGCGTTAAAAATAATACAAACATCCGGAATAAATTGTCAACCTTTTAATTATGATATTTATAGAGAACCATTAATTGTATGCGCATCAAGACTTAATAATATAGAAGTTTTAAAAGCATTATTGCCTTTTTTCACAGGAGAAAATCAATATAAAATAAACCAAGAAAACATCTTTTTTAATAATGCTATTGCGAAAGCAGTAGTGAATAATAATATTGAAATAGTAAGACTATTATTGAATGCAGGTTGTAATCCTTATAATGTAGATATTAATCTTCATGATTGTGTTACAGTGGCAAATAATATGGGACATACCGATATTGTTGAATTAATAATCGGAAGTAGAAGTAGATTTTCACCAGAAGTAATTAATATACCGATGGATCAAATGGGTATTGAAATAGAGACCGGATTAGAATACAAATTAGGAGATTGGATTTCACTCAGTCCAACAAATATAGTATTTGCTTTTAAAGTGAAAGCAAAACCTGGAACAACTGATTTTAACAATTTAAAATACTTTTTGTTGAATATTTCTATTTTAAGTCTTGATATGTCTAGAAAATTAAATTATATATGTTATAGAGCAAATATGAACTCGACAGATAAAAATGTGGTTAAAAAATTTTCTATATATAATGGTAGAAGTATAGGATTATATGGTTACTATTCTCATACTGATATTATAGAAGTATTGAAAAAAACAGCGCCAGAATTTGATAATCCTTATAAACCATTTGCTAATAAAGTATTTTATATAAAAGAGACACTTACAGAAGATGTTGTTGCTTGCGCAAGTAAAAATTTTATAGACAATGAACAAGAATATATGAGACGTAGAATGAATATACCTCCTTTGTGTACACCAGGAAAAGAAGGTCAACTATATAGAATTTTCCTCGCTGAACCAGATACAACAAATTTTGTTGCAAGAGAAAAATCTGTTATTCAAAAAGAGGCTGAAAATAGAAATCTAAACGATAATACCAGAAAACGTTCAAGAAATGAAAAAAGTGATAGCAGTTCAGAAGAAACATCCGAAGATGAAAAGGATGATAACAAATATATTGTGATTAAATTGAAAGACAATGTAGAATATATATTTGATATAACAGAAAATACGACAATTGGAGATATAAAACAAATGTTGAAAAATAAGATTATAGAAGAAACAGATAATAAAAGTCCTATAATAAAAATGTTAATGTTAATGGGTAAATTATATACTAATGATACACCAGAAATAAATAATATCAAAATTACAAGCATACCAAATTTTATTAATGGAGCAACTTTTACGCCTGTATTAATTAGTAAACAAGTAACTGGAGGAAGAAAAACAAAACGAAACATAAAAAAACAAATCAAAAAAACAAAACGAACTAAAAGTAAGAATAAAAAAATAAAAAATAAAAAATAAAAAATAAAAAATAAAAAATAATAAATATAAAAAATTTATAAAAACTCTACAATAAAACATTCAATTTCTTTTGGTGTTAATCGTTTATTAATATAATAATCAAAATTAATATCTGTTGGAAAATAAATTATTTCTGAATCTGAATACATTATAATATTAGGTTTTCTGGGAACTTCATTTGCTAAAATACAAAATTCTATCCCATCCATTATTGGCATATGTATATCACATAAAATTAAGTCAAATTTGATAGATTTAACTACTTCTAATGCTTTTTCACCATTGTCTAAATAAAAAATAATATGTCCTAACTTTGATAGATAATTTTCTATTATTTTTGTATAAATTTTATTATCATCAATTACTAATATAGATTTCACAGATTTCACAGATTTTATACTATTTACATGTAAAATATTATTTTTATTTTTATCGTATTCTGTTTCATTATTTACAAATCCAATCTTGTTTTTTTTTCGAAAAAAATTAATTGAATTTATATTACCAATTTTGTTATTTTATTATACATATAAAATAAATTTGTAATTATTTATAAATTTATTTTTATTGCTAATATTTGTAAGAGATACCACCACGAAGTCGCAAAACTAAATGAATTGTGTTTTCTTTTTGAATATTATAATCTTCTAATGTTCTACCGTCTTCTAATTGTTTACCACTGAAAATTAATCGTTGTTGGTCAGGTGGGATACCTTCTTTGTCCTGAACTTTTTGTTTTACATTTTCAATGGTATCTCCTGGTTCAACATCTAGAGTAATAGTCTTTCCAGTAAGTGTTTTAACAAAAATCTGCATGTTATTTTGTAAGTAATAGTAAAGTTGTTTTTAAGTTTTTATTATATAATTTATTTTAGTATGTAATTATAATATAATATTTGAAATATATATGAGAGAAAAATATAAAAAAGGTGGTATGAAAGTAGGTAACAGTTCTAATTCTCCTTTATATTTACTCATAAACGAAGAAAAAGTAGACGAATGTCTTACAAAAATCAGAAATAATGATTATGACCCAAACTATATATACCAAGACAACAGTGATAATTTACTTATACGCGCTTGTTTAAAAGGTTTAGTACCAGTTGTAAATGCCTTATGTAATAGTAGAAATTTTGATATAAATTATTCGAACGCATATGGTGAATCTGCTTTTTTGATAGCGTGTGGAAAAGATTTAGTTACAACAATATCGCGTATGATTGAAATATATGGAATTGACAATATAGACATAGGTAAACCTTCTTTAAATGGGGTAACGCCTTTTATTTATGTTTGTCTTTATAGAAACGTGTCTTTTGCAGATATTTTTCTTAAAACTGGTAGAGCAAATGAAGGACAACAAACAAGTGATGGTGTTAATGCTTTAATGGTTTGTTGTGACAGGACACCAGAAATGGCAGACATGGCAATAAAATTAATACGTCTTGGTACAGTCGATTTATCTGCTTCTAGAGACAATGGAAAAACTGCTCTTATGTATTGTATAGAAAATAATTTATTAATAATTGCCGAAGAAATAATGAAATCAGGAAGAGATTTTGGAATAAATAAGGCAGACAAACTCGGAAGAACAGCGTTATTATTATGTTGTAATAATTTTATATTTTTTCAAACAGCAATAAAGTTAATCGAATTGGGCGCAGATCCTGGACACACAGATAATAATGGGTCAACAGCATTAATTACAATAATACAATATAAATATGATATCTTAATTAATTATTTGCTTAACCTAGGTTTAAGATGTAATCCAAGTCAAATAGATATAAATCAAAATACAGCATTACAATATGCTTGTTCATCAAAATTAGCAAATGTAAGCAATAAAATTCTAGATATTCCTGGATTAGAAAATATAGGAAACGCAAATTACAAAGGTGAAACTGCTTTAATAACTGCTTGTAAAAACAAAATGCAAACAGTTGCATTAAAAATAGTAAATAGTGGTAAATCAAATCCAAATAGTAAAGATGAAGACTATCATAATGCGTATTATTACGCAAATTTAAACAAAATGAAACAAGTTATGAATGCTTTAAGACCTATAACAGATATTTCTTTAAAGTTTGTATCTCTTGGTAGTGAAGCAACAAATAATCTGGACGGAGAAACAAAAAAAATAGGAGAGTTTATAAATGAAAATCCGAATGTAATTATCTTTAAATCTCCATATTCGAATTCTTTTGAAGTTACAACAAGGGAAGTTTTAGAAATGAAACGACTAGAAGCATTAAGAAGTATTTGTAAAAGAAAACCAAAACACTACGGTGAAGATATGGATATGAATAGTATGATACATTATGTTTCATTATATTTTTTACCAATAACAGGAATAACATTTGCCAAGTATGTTTTATTTGACGACATTGTAAACATATTAAATAGTGATAAAAAGGTGTATTATTTAGAAAAAACTAAACATATAGAATCAACAGCAATATATGAATGGTTAACTAATAAACAAGGATTTTATAATAGAACTGGCAGAACATCTTTTAGTTGTGGAGATGAAACATCAGGCGACTTATATAGAATATTTCCATTCGATGGTTTAGAACCAGAAAATATAATAGAACCCCCTGTAGTTAGAAAGAGAAAACGAAACATTAATGACATTAATAACATTAATAACATTACTAATGACGATATAAACGAGACAAAAGAAGAACCATTCGTACGAGTTAAAGTTAAAGAAAATGAAATATATAATTTTGTAATAGATCCAACAACCACAATTGGTAATATTAAAAATATGCTCATTGAAAAAATTAAAGAAAACGGTGTTAATCGTAATCCAACAATTCGTCTTATGATGGGTTTAGGAAAAAATTATACTAGTACAGATAAAGACACAGATGTAATAATGAGTTTACCAAACTTTCAGGATGGTTTCACTTTTTCTCCTGTTATGATTGGAACACAACAAACTGGAGGAAAACATAAATATTATAAAAATAATAAACAAACATATAGGAGAAAAAGAAACACACAAAAAACAAAAACAATGAAATCAAAAAAAACAATGAAAACAAAAAACAATAGAAAATAAAAAATTCTCTCTATATTATTATATGTCAGAAACTATTGCTGAATCTGTCCCCGAAAAAGTTGAAGAGGAAAAACAAGAAGACACTATTGTCCCAGAAAAAACATACTATGTTCCAAAATTAAATCTTGACTGTAATTGTGGTTGTTTAACAAAAATTTTATCAGACCAAGATGTAAACCAAAAATTTAATGTAGGTATTTCAGTTTGTGTTGAATTATACCGTGTTCTTGTTTCTTGTTTACTTTTAGTATTTGTTCCACAAGGATGCGACGACCATGTTTGTACTTATTCAGAAAATGTTTCAGAAGGAACACAAAAATATAACGCTTGTTTGGCACTTAATTTCCTAACAATGTTTGTTTTTGTAGCAATGTATATACTTGAAGTAAAGAGAGAAAATAGATTAATCACTTATTTAGAAGTTAACAAATCTCTTCCTTGTGATAACGAAAATGTAGGAAAAACATTAGAAAGTCTTCCAGTAGAAAAGAGAGAAAGTATATGGTCACTCGATAGACATTACCAAAATGTAGCATATACAGCAATGTTTTTATTTGTCGGAAACACCATATTTAGTGGATTAATTGTGTATGATTATTATTTAGACAACCAAACAACAACGACTTTTGTTACAAATGTTTTGTTTATGGTTTCAAAATTGTCTGATACATATTCAATTGTCAACACAGATAAGAACGTTTTTTATTCGGCATATTTAAAAGGAAAAGTTCAATTCAATGATGTAGACCCAGATAAGTTAGTAGAATCTGATAAAGTAGAAGAAATTGAAGAACACAAAATTGATAGTGAAGAAGAAGTAAATAAAGTATGAAAAATAAAATAATATATTATATTAAGACAATATGTTTTTTGATGAAAAAGAAAAATTTGTATCAAAAATGACTTGGTACATTATTTTTATTATATTGGCTATTTTATTAATATATTATTTAGTATATGTTTTGAATTTACAATCACGTGAATGTTCTTTCATGGACAACTTATATGGAAAAATAAATGGCAATATTAGAAGTATTAATTCTGGTGACCCCAACTGTGATTATACATTCAAAGATTATTATATTAAAACTGCGTATAATTGCTGCAGTGGAGGTGCTTATAAAAATGATTTCGTTTCCACATGTAATTTAAAAAATATGCTTAGACAGGGTGTTCGAGGTTTAGATTTCGAGATTTATTCAGTTGATAATAAACCTGTTGTTTCGACATCTACTAGCGATAATTATCATGTGAAAGAAACATATAATTCTGTTGATTTTAGTGATGTCATGAGTGTACTTGTTAACTATGGGTTCTCTGGTAGTACAAGTCCTAACTCTGAAGATCCTATTATTCTCCATTTCAGAATAAAATCAAATAATCAAGAAATGTATAAAAAATTTGCTGAAATATTGAAAACACATGAAACAAGACTTCTAGGAAAAGAATATAGTTTTGAAAATAGAAAGACTAATTTAGGAGATGTCAAATTATTAGATTTGAAGGGAAAAATAATCATCATTGTAGATCGTAATAATACGTCATTTATGGAAAATAAAGAGTTTTACGAATGTGTTAATATGACTAGTAACTCGATTTTTATGCGTTGTTTACATTATTATGATGTAAAGTACTCGCCTGATGTAAAAGAATTACAAGAATATAATAAAAGAAATATGACAATTGCTTTACCAGATAAGGGGTCAAATCCTCCAAATCCAAATTGTATTGTTGAGAGAGAAGCAGGTTGTCAAATGTTAGCAATGCGTTACCAAAATGTAGATGAATATTTGATAGAGAATACAGCGTTTTTTGATAGAAATGGTTATGCTTTTGTTTTAAAACCAGAAAGATTAAGATATATTCCAGTTGTTATTCCTGAACCTACACCACAAAAACCTGAATTATCTTATGCTACACGTGAATTCAAAACTGATTTCTATAGTTTCAATATTTAATAATAATATAAAGAATTTTTTATAATAATTATTACAATGAAAAATATTATAAAAGGCAAAATATTGATAAATGAATTTGGGAATGCGTTTATTAATACTTCTTGTGGAAAAACAATTTATATTAAAAAACCCGATATTAATAATGCTTATCATTTAGAAGATGTTGAAGTTGAATATTGGAAAGATGAAACTAATAATTTATATTATGGAAAAGTTGTGAATTTTTCTCTCATTGACAAAGAATTTGTAGGAATAGTCCATCATCATTTTATGAAAAATACATTCATCCAAACAACTGAACTTAAAAAGAAACAAATCTGTCTAGAAAATATAGAAACATATTTAGAAAAGGGTCAATGGGTTCGCATTCGTGTAATAAATGTTAAATCAAATCCAGAATTAATAATAGGAAAATTATTATGTTTAATAGAAAACAATATTGACACAATAATTGAAAATAAATATAATCTTACTACAATTGAAAATAATGATGAAACTAAATTCAATAATATTGAAAAACAGTATATAGATTTAACACATCACGATGTATTTACAATTGATCCACCAAGTTGTATAGATTGTGATGACGCATTTAGTATTGTTCATAATTATTTACATTCACAAAGTGAAACTATTTCTATTTATGTTCATATTAGTGACGTGTCAAAATTTGTTTATCCTGGGTCTCCACAATTTGAAGAGTTTATTAAAAGAGGAAATACATATTATGGTGTAAATAAAAATTGGTCTATGATTTCTCCTGATTTAGCAAATAATGTGTGTTCAATATTACCAAATAAATTAACACATGTAGTAACAATTCATTTTATTTATGATATTAGAAAAAATATATTAGAATATAAAGAATACTTTTATTCACTAATAAAATCAAATAAAAAGTATACATACGAAGAAGTAGATGAAATATTATACAGTGATAGCAAATATTATGACGGATTTTTATTAAACCATCCAACACAAGTTTTGAATAAAATATCAAATTTGTGTATAGTATCAGATATTCCAGATATAAATATAACACAAGAAACACAATCACATCGTTTAGTTCGTTATTGGATGATAAAAACAAACCAAGTAATGTGTTCTGTCATTGGAAAAATATTTAGGACAAATCAACCCCCACAAGAATATAAATTTGATTTACTTAAAAAATATATAAATGTTTATAGTAGTGAAAATATTTTAACTAATGAAATATGTAAAAATAGAAACCAACTTATAAAATATATAAACACGTCTACTCCATTAACCCCATTATTAGAACATATTGTAAAAAAAATAATGGTAAAAGCAATATATACAGATAATGATGATTTCCATTACGGGTTAGGAATAAATGGTTATACACATTTTACATCACCGATTAGACGTTCTTGTGATTTGATTAATCAATGTATTTTGCGAGGTTATAAATTTACAGATGAAGATATAAATAGATATCTAGGATATATGAATATTTCTGAAACTATACAAGACAATATTGAAGAATTTATAGAAAAGTATAAAACATATAATTGTTATAAAGATAATACTCAAAATGTGGTTGTTCTTCAAGGTATTATTGTAGATATAACACAAAACGGAATAAAAATTTTTATAGATATTATGAAAGATACATATAACATACATGTGTCAAAATTATCGAGTTACATATTAAATTTTGATCAAATTGATAAAGTTTTATATAATGATTATACAAATTATCAATTATTTGATACATTATTAGTGTATATAAAAAAGATTGATTTGGAAAATATTGAAGTTGAATTAGTTCAATAATGAAAATATAGATGATTATATTTTATTTACATTATATATTTTATATTTTATCTACATTATATATAATATAGATAAATTATGACAAAAGATGATGAAACAACATATAAAAAAGTAAAATGTGAAAAAGGTTTAACATTTGAAGAATGTGAAATGACTATTTTAAGAAGTGCTGTTGATTTAGCGCAAGAAAAAATGGGAAAAAAAGTTGTTAATTCTCCAGAAATACAAGAAATGATAACCATATTAGAAGAGTTTTTGAGACGTAAAGGTCTCGTATGTTATGGTGGAAGTGCGTTAAATGAAGAATTACCAGAAGAAGACCGTTTCTATAATAAAGATGCCGAAATTCCTGATTACGATTTCTATTCACCAAATGCTCTTGAAGATGCGAAAGAATTAGCAGATATATATCACTCAAAAGGTTATGAAGATGTTGAAGCAAAATCTGGTCAGCATCATGGAACATTTAAGGTCTATGTTAATTTTATTCCTATTGCTGATATAACTTATATGCAAAAGGATTTATTCGACGCAATTAAAAAGGACGCAATAAGAATTAATGGAATACTTTTTTCACCACCAAATCTTCTCCGAATGGGATCTTTTTTAGAGTTATCTAGACCTGCTGGAGATACTAGTCGTTGGGAGAAAGTAATGAAACGTATTGCCCTTTTAAATAAACATTATCCATTGACTGAAATAGATTGTGAAAATATTGATTTTCAACGTAAAATGGAACATAACAACAAAGCTGAAGAAATATATGAGACAGTCAAAGAAACATTCATTAATCAGGGGTGCGTATTTTTCGGTGGTTATGCTCTTGCTAACTATAGTAAATATATGCCAAAGAAAGAACAAGAGAAGGTAAAGAAAATTGCTGATTTTGATGTTTTATCGAATGATCCTGATGTTACTGCTGAAATAGTTAAAGAGCGTTTAAAAGATATTGGTGTTAACAATGTAAAAATAGTGAAGAGAGCAGCAATTGGAGAAATAATACCAGAACAAACAGAAATACGTGTAGGAAAAGATATTGTGGCAGTTATTTATCCAACGATTGCTTGTCATAGTTATAATACGTTAAAAATTGATGGTAGAAAGGTTAAAATAGCAACAATTGATACAATGTTATCATTTTATTTAGCATTTATTTATGCTGATAAAAGATATTATGATCCAAATCGTATTTTATGTATGGCGAAATTTTTGTTTGATGTTCAACAAAAGAATAGATTAGAACAGAAAGGTTTGCTTCGTAGATTTACAATTACATGTTATGGACATCAACAAACAGTGGAAGAAATGAGAGCAGAAAAGGCGAAAAAATTTCGTGAATTAAAAGGTAAAAAAGGTACACGTGAATATGAAGAATGGTTTTTGAATTATAATCCTAATCCATCAGAAAGAAAAAATAAGACAACAAAAACAAGATATATTAGACAAAATAAAAGAAAACCAAAAAGAAAAACAATGAAAAAAGGGAAGAAGGGATTTTTTTATTGAGAGAAAAATAAATAAAAACAGAAAAAATAAAAATTAAAATAAGAATAAAAATAAGAATAAAAATTAAAATTAAAATTTAAAAAAAATAAAATATTTAGAAAATATATAAAAATGAAGCGTTGTAGAAAGGGTTCAGTCAGAAATGCAAAAACAAAGAGATGTAGAAAAGTTCAAAAAACAAAAAGATGTAAGAAGGGAACAAGAAGAAGCAGAAAAACACACAGATGTAAAAAGATCTAAATAAAATAATTATCTAATAGAATTATATATATTTCTCTCGAAATTTTCATAAAAATCTTATACAGAATATTTTTTTCAGAGAGAAAATCTTTAAAATATAGTGTTGAATGACATTTTTCTCTCAAAATGACAAAATAATAAACAAAATATATTATTATTTTTTCAATAAAACATCTAATTCCATAAAAAACAAGATAATCTATTGGAGACCAATGTTCAACATAACTACACATATCTGTTCTTCTTTCATCCTTTATAAAAAAATTGTGTATTTCCAAAACACCTGTCAATATTCGATGAAAATTACTCTTTTCATTCTTTACATCGATACTATCAAATGTTTTATTTACACTGTGTAAATCTATAAATAGTGCCTTTTTTTCAGTTGATGGAGCAAAAATATGTGGATTAATACCATCAATGTACTTATTTTTATATAGAGGGTCTCCATTTATAATAAATGGTAAAAAACTAGATTTTGTGATAGTTTTGAAAACATCATTTATAGATGTGTAATATGATTTGACAATTTTCTTGAATTTTTTAATATCGTGATAATTAATAAAAACACGATTATTCATTAATTGACAAATATTTTTAGGTAGTTTCGGTTTTAAATTTTCTAATACTTTGTTGTAATCTTTGAAGTTATAGTCTCTTTTAATGAAAGTCAACATTTCTTTATAAATTTCTTCAAATAATTCTAATTTATCGGAGATATATAAGAGAGAAATGAATGAACCTATGCTTGTTCCAGAAATTCTCTCCACAATAATGAATTTTCTTTTTTCCATTTCTTTCAAAAACATTCCGACCCCGACTAAATAACTTCCATTAAATAATCCTCCATCAAATATAATATCAATTTTTAAAGGATTTTTTGTGGATTTATATTTTTCTGGAAGATTGTCAATAAGTTTTTCAATATATTTTTGTATCATTATGATATTTTTTGTGTTTGTTATTATTACAATAAACGAAAATAAAAACAAACATCTAAACTAATTTTCCACAATAAATACGATAAGCAACATATAAATATCCACAACCAAAATACATACACGCTAATCCCGAATAAAAATAATATCTAAACATCAATTTAGTAAAATAATTCATTTTATTAATAATAATATTGAGAATGTTTTTATATAGTTTTTATATAGTTTACATGTCATATAGTTTACATGTCATATATTCTTTATTATCTAAAAAGCATTAAATTGGTTTACTATTTTGTTTAATATGTAATATAATAATCCGAATGCTATACTCATAAATACATATCCATTTATTCCATAATTTCCATCACTATTAAATAATCCAGGGATATAATTAAACAAAATTTTTTTAAAAAAAGGTAGTTGAAAAAAGAAAAACATTACTGCCAATAAAATGGGTGTTTGCAATTCTTCATACATATTATCTAATGTATCAGAATTTTTCATTTGAGAATTATAATTATTCACCATTTGTTGTGCTGAAATAGAATTAGATATATAATCTACTTGACTAGGTGGAGGTAAATAATTCGGTTGTATATATGGATCTTTTATAAGTTGTTCGGTGTTCATAGGAATATCTCGTGATGGTAATTGTGTCATCCCATTAACACTTGCTTGTTGAAGACCACTAATAATCTGATTTATTGTAGTTTGATCCAATACTTGAGCAGGTGCAGACATCTGGGGTTGCGACGAAGTAGGTTGTGTCTGAGGTATTGATTGTTGTTGTCTTGATTGTGCTGTTTCACTTATATTAATAGAGACGTTTCCTCCACCACCTCCTGCTGGATCGGTTGGCAAATCTAATATACTTGTTGTATCTGTCATATATAATAAATGGAAAGAATAGATTGATGTAAAGAATTACGCAAAAATCCTAAAATGGAGACATTCCATTTGAAAACTTAACAATTCTCTTTGATTTTTCACATTTTGTAGCAACAGGTGTATATTTATAACATTTTCCATCATATTTATATGTAGTTTTTTCTAATTCTTCTAAAGGAGGAGCACTAAAAATCAAACAGTTTCGCCCTTTGCAAACCTTTCTAAAGAGAGAAGCAAGTCCAAACCCAAGAAGAATAGACAAAATATATTTTCCTGTAATTGTATTTAAAAATTTAGATAAATGCATATGATATATATTATATGAATTTAATATTTCTACACGGTCGGAATTATATTTGAACTGGGATTTCTTTGACAGTTTCAAAAGTAAACTCACCTGAACATTTAGTTTCTGTAAGTTTCAACTTAAAACAGTTATCTGCGTTATCTTTAAATAATATTTTTTCGACATTATGTGGTGTTGGATAAATATACACAGGTTTTAAATCAGTTCCATAAATATAAACAACAAATAACCCAACTGCTAAACTAATTAGAAAAACAGGAATAGATATATATTTCAAAAACATTTTATAAGGTATATATTTATCAAATATTTTTATATCATAATATTGTTCAGTAAAAGTTAATTTATTCTTCAATTTCATATATTTACTCTTCATTATCACTTATACCATCGTTATCACTTATACCATCGTTGTCACTTATACCGTCGTTGTCACTTATACCGTCGTTATCACTTATACCATCGTTATCACTTATACCATCGTTATCACTTGCATCACTTGCACCTTGTGACATTTTACTTTCTTTTTCTATAATTGGATTTGTCTCCTCTTCTTTTTCATCTTCTTCACTAATTATGACTATTTTTCTTTTTCTAGTTTTATTCATGTTTTTATCCAATTTTGTTTTATTGTCTTTGTTATTCTTTTTAGTATTCGTATTCACTCTCTTTTTAACTATTTTTTCAGAATTTCCAACAACCATTTTCTCAACACCAAAATTTTCCGAATTGTTATATTCAATTGCTTCTATTTTATATGGTCTTTGAACTAATTTATAAACATTACTATCGGCATCATATTCAACTAAATTTACAGGCCATTTATTTTCTCTTAATTTACTCATAACATTTAAATCTTTATTATTTGTTCTAGGTACATATATTTCTTTAACATAAAGATCAACACAATCTTTTACAAATTGTAAATTTTCTGTTTTATCAAAATCTTTCATATAATTTTTAATAAACGCAATATCCTGCGCAACATTTATTTCCAAATTTTCAATAATAGTATTTCTCTCTAAATTGTCTGTCTGTTTTAAATATATATTGTCAAGATACTCATAATTAAATAAAAAAGAGTTTAATTCTTCGCGCAATGATTCAAATTTTTCCATAGCAACATTTTTATCAACATACCCAAACATAAGATTATTTTTACCAATAACAATTTGTTCCTTTATATATTCAATAACCTCTTTTAGTTCACTTAATTCATCATTTAATAAAACAATAGAACCTGTTTGTATTTTAATATCTAATTTACAAGGACTAACAGTATTACCACAACGTGCTGTCAAAATATGATTTCGAGTATCATTATTGTATTTTCTATCAAATATTGTACCACCTATTTGATTACAATTAATACATTTAAATTTATATTGTTTAAAAAGTTTTCGTTTTGTAGAAAAAGATTGATATTTATTCTTTTTTAATATCTTCTTTTTAATATTATCAATCTTTTTTTCATAATCATGTTTAAGACGATAATATGTATTTAAACCTTCGGAATATATATTTTTTTCTTCAGCACTATTGTATTTATAAAGTTGTGTATTATATTCAGTGCCAATTTTTTCCTTGTCAGTTTCTAAATTTTCCATTTCTTTCTTATTTTCTTCCATTGATTGTTTCTACTATATACTAATAATTTATTTTTCTAGTGATTATATCGTATTCATTATCCCACCCAGGTAAACCAGTTATTAACTCTTGATGTGCTATACGTTTTGCGTCCATAAAATTTTTAATTCTAGACATGACATATTGTTTTTTCTGTTGATTTTTTATTTCTTTTTCAACAGGTGTTAATTTGCCTTTATATTTGTAAAAAAGAATTCCTCCTAAAATAAGTAAAAAAAAGCAGAACATTCCTATATTAAAAATCCAATTATGATATTTTATTCTAAATTCTTTACATTGTTTCAAGGTTTCATTTAAGAAATATTTAACTCCCGGTTCTGTCAAAGAAGGTTTAGTGAAATCACTCATATTCATTTATTATACTTTCTTAATAATTACATTTATTATTGTAAAATAATTTATACACAATATCTATATGGGAGGAACATATTGGAATATAATAGTATTTATATTGACAACACTAGTATATTTTCTAGCGTTTAAACCTAAATTGACAACACAGATAATTGAGAACAAAGAATTATATGAAAAATATACTAAAGATTCATATTTTAGACTAACTATCTATTTTTTATTAGTTATTTTATTTCAGTTTGGAATAAACATTGGTGTTATTGCTAATAAATGTGGTGGAAGTGCAGGACAAAATATAGGAATGGCTGCTTTAATGACATTTATTCCATGGATTTTAATATTTGGAATAGTAATTGTTGTTTTAATAGTTTTCCCAGGATTTAAGAGTGCGTTTTCAGACGTAGTTGGATATTTTATGGTATCTGGTTCAGCAAATGAAGCATTGAGTGACCTACTTATTAATCCTAATATAAATGAAAAGATGGAAGGGTTTGGAGGTGAACTTGATGAAAAAGAATATAAACTCGAAATTGAACAAGAAGGAGGAACAACAAAGAAACAAATGCAAGATGTAGCAGATGTTATAATAAAACTATGTGGGAACATGTCTATATTAATCAATCAGATTGTCCCTTCTAATTTCAATGATTATTGGAATATATTAACACCACTAATGAAAACACAATATCAGACATTAACTCCAGATACATTGTCAAAGAAACAACAGTTATTAGATTTAGTAGTTTCAAGAGATGATATTGGAGAGGGGTTTTGGTATGGTTATACAGCACTATTAATAATATCAATCGTTCAATATAATATATTAAATAGAGGTTGTAAAAGATCACAACAAGAAATGCAGGATAATTATGACAAATTTTTGAAGGCAGAGGAAGAAGCAAAGAAAAAGAAGGAAGAAACCGATGTGTCATATAAATTAGGACCAACACAACAATAAAAATACGTGTCGACGCGCATATATTTCTTTATTTTTCAAAACTTCTGAAAGTTAAACTTACACGAGGATAATTTACACTTTGTTCTTTCAAAATAGCGTGTTCATAAAATTTCTGACATCCATCTTTCATATAAATCAAATCTCCGCTTATTAAGGATATTTTGTCACATCGTTTTTTTGTTTCTATATCTCTAAAAACAAATGTTCTTATAGCACCAAAACTAACACAAAATACATACGTTTCATATGCTTCTTTATCATTATGCCAACCTATATAAGCATCTCCATTCTCATAATATTGAACAAGTCCATAATCAATTCTTTTACCAAATATCTCTTCTATTCTTGTTTTTATTTCTTCTATAATAGGTGTCCATTCTGTTTTATTCAAAGTATCATATATGCGTTTATTTAGATTTTCTTTACTTGTACATACACAAGTCTTCCTCGAACTATTTTCTCTCAAATGCGATTTTATTTCATTATAAATATCATCAAAATTATAATTTATAAATTCGCGTGGATAATACTCATATAATTTATTTGTTTTATCTTTTTTAATATCTTCTTTTCTCACAATCGTATTTTGTTGTATATTATTTGTTGTAAAAGATTTATTATTTGTCTTAACAAAATAACTCGATATAGATTTCATATTTTTTATTGAAATATATTTTATTATAGATTATATTTCAATTTTTTAGAATATTTGATGTGGGTTTGCCAAATAATATAATACAAATAGATAACACAGAATTCCTAAAATAATAGACAATAACCAAACTGGTAATATTGTTTTATTTCTATATCCGACACCAAATTCTCTTAAACTTCCATCATTATTATATAAGAAAGATGGTTTTAATAGTTGAATTATAGTAAAAATAATCACAAACAATACAACAGCACTTGTTGTTATATTATTACTTATTAATTGAATATACATCTAAATATATAATTATATATTATTTTTATTTTTATTTTTGTTTTTATTTTTTAGTATTATATCAATAAACTATCAGTTTCTTTTATAAATAATTACAATGTTTGAAATCAATCCTAATCCTACTTTTTGATTATAATTTGTTAATAATTCAACATATTCTTCTTTACTTAGTTCTTTTTTTGTCTGGTCCTTATATTCAATAATAATGGGTCCTCCATCCCTTGAAATTAATCTATCATATTTATAATCTGGACGAGGTGTGCTACTCATATGATATTTTTTTTCATCACCAGTTCCAGTATATAACCATTCAATATTTTCAGTTTCGCCAATATTATTAATAACCGAATATAAATATTTGTATGGATCACTACATTTTGATACATCATCAATTTTCATTACAGCATATTCATCATTCAAGAAATAGTAGTTTTTTTCAGTATCTATAGCAAACGGATATGGAACATCATTATTACCAACAGGTGAAAAAAATGATACGATTTCATGTTCAGTTGTGAATGAATAAATTTCTGTTCCGATAAAAATATAGTTATTTGTATCTATTTTTAATAATATAGAATTACCATCGAAATATGGTCCATGACCTCCCGAAAAAATAGTTTGTTGATTTAATGGACTTTTACCTATAAATATTTTAACTGGGTTATAACTAGCAACATATTCTTGAAAATCTTTGTCTTCCTCGTCATTTTCTTCTTCTTTACATTTATACACATGGACATCATTATTAGTTTCATTTATGTACACACAAAATGATTGTATATCATTATTGTGTGTGAGATAATATACATAACCATAATATTTTTTTAATATACTCATTAATATCATATTGATGAATATATTTTTATCTTTAAATACTTATTTATATTTAATTTTATTATTTTTCGTCAGGAATAATAGAATACTATTATATTAATCTTCAAATAAACAGGCTAATTTATTTTTTTCATCTTCATAAGGAGGTTTCCATTCATTTTTAATAAAATTCCAAGAATAAATATAACCAGTAATTATATGTTTATAATGAATACATCCATCATTGGTTGAAATCTTATCGGTTTGTTTTTTAAGAGAACTACGTGGATCCAAATCATGCAGAGGACATGAATTGAACATATCATTTTCTTGTTGCTCTTTTATTTTATCTTTTTGATTTTTGTACTCTTTTTCCCAACTTGGAAACTCATCATTAAAATCACCATTAAAAGATTTTAGATTCATTGTAATATCTGATATATGTCTTAATCCAACCTTTTTATTATAATTTGTTAATAACTCAATAAACTCATTTTCATAAATTGGTTTTATTGTGTCATCCTTATACTCAATTTTCATAATATGTGCTAAATTATTACCAAAACATGTTTTAAGTGTATTAACATCTGGTTCTAACTTATTAACTAATTTTTCATATTCCTCTTTTGGATTAGCAGAAGTATGAATATAATATTTTTCATCCCCTATGTGTAGGCATTTAATATTTTCAGTGTCACCAATATTTTTAATAACATTATGTAAATATTCATATGGGTCAATACGATTAGTTTCATCATCTATTTTTAATACGGCATAATCTCGTGCTAAAAAATAAAAATTTCCTTCGCTATCAATCGCGTGTGGATATGAACGGTTCAAATCACCAAGATGTGAAAAAAAGGATACTATTTCGTATTCAGTTGTAAATGAGTAAATTTCGGAACCAATAAAAATATATTTATTCGTATCCATTTTCAATAATATAGAATTACCATCATAAGTACTACCATGAGAACCAGAAACTATTGTTCGCGGAATTATCGTACTTTTCCCTATAAATACTTTAAGTGGTTTAAAACTTGCAACATATTGTTGAAAATCCTCTACATAATGTCCAAAAACATTTTCTATGCGTGTATAAATATGGACATCATCTTGTGCTTCATTTATATACACACAAAAAATATGTTTCATATAATTGAGTGTTAAATAATATGAATATCTGAAATATTTTTCTAATATACTCATTAATATCGTATTATATTTATGAGTATATTTTATCTTTATATACTTATTTATGTTAATAATTTAAAAATAATTTATTGTGTATAGTTATAATGAAAACTTGTAAGTGTGATATTTGTAAACAACAATTAATTACACACCGTGTGTATGATAATGGAATAAAATATATGTGCGATTTTTGCATTAATGTAGAAGAATATGTATATGATTCAGATACAGATTCAGATACTGTTTCTGTTTCAAGTGTTGGTCTGCTAGATTCTTTAGATAAAAAAACTACAAACTTTAATAAAATAAAAAGTAATAATATTTTAAATTCAATTACTTGTTTGTATGATGAACTAGAAAGAAAATGGAATAATTTTTGGTTTGTTCCTTTATGGGCAAGAAGTGATTTAATACTAGTAAGAAATGGTATACATACAAACTATGTGACACGCGCCTAGATTTAATCTAAAAAATTGTATATATTTTATTATTGTGTTCTTAATATAAAAATCACAAAAACAATAACAACAAACCCTAAAAAAAATAATCCACACATTATTTTTAATATTCCTATAGTATTTACAAAACATAAATTCGGTAAACTATTCAACATATTACATTCACTATCTACTTGCATATTTAATATTTTATTTGCCAATTCTTTTTGATTATCAGTTAATTTTATCATATCATAATCAATATGAATTGATTCATTTGAACTACTATTACTATTGTTTGTATCACTTCTTGGTTTGTCTTCTACATATATTTTCACAATATCTTCATCTAAATCTGATATATTTTTCATTATTACACACTACTATATATATACTAGAAATGTTTTATATAATAATTTTTTTATTTTGTTTATGATTTATTTATATTTTATTTTATTTTATTTCCATAATATATATTACACTAACAAATGAGAAAATATTCTAAAAAAGATGATTGTGCTCTTGCTGAAGAAAGTGTTAAACGATATAAGAGATGGATCCATGGTCTACAAAGTTATGAAGACATCATTAAGAATAAAAAATATGATGGAAACAAAGAAAACATAAAAGACTACGACCCTCTTTATGAACCTGAAAACACTGATACTGACATAAACGATATTATCAGTTTTTTTGATAATGAAATAAATAAATTAAAAAACTCTATTATTAGTGAAAATTGTAATATACTTACAGAAAAAACAACGACAGATTTAGACAATATAGAAAATCAAGAAAATATTTTAGACAAAGAAAAATTTGACGTATCCTTTCTAGATGAAATGGGTGGAAGTAAACGTAAAAATAAAAGTAAAAGAAAACACACGAAAAAAAATAAGAAATCCAAAAAACACAGAAAACATAGTAAATAATTATTACACAGCATTATAATATGACAAAAAATTATTAACATAAATCCATTTATCTTTATTTGCCTCATAACAACCCTTCAAATAATGACCATCTGCGTTATATAAATTGAGTATCCATCTATTTTCAAGACACAGTCTAAAATCTATTAAAACCATAGCAGTATCAATATGGTACACCTCTATTTTTGATCCATTTATCCTATTATATTGATCAAAAGAATACATCTTCTTTTCCTCGACAATATCGAATAATTTATATAAATCTTTGTGAATAATATTATCATCATCTAAATAATACAAATATGTATTTTCATTTGTTACTCTGTCTAAAGCATAATTTCTTTGTGGATTTCCACTAATACCCTCACTAGTATGCAAATACTCCTTTATTTTACTTCTTATTTCATCAGGTTCATTTAAAAACAATTGAGGAATTTCACTAACCCTTTTCTCGTCATATACAATTATCCATTCAGATACATAATCGAAATTAATACTTTCTTTAACTCGAATTAAATTATTTGGTCTACATGATGGAGTTATAATTGTTAGTTTAATATCATTATGAAATATAGGTTTTGCCCCATCTTTTACTAAAAATAATATTTTATCATTATCCCAACCAGTTGAACATCTTTTTTCGTGTTCAAATGTAATAAAATATGCAGTCTGAAATTCTTTCAATAAATCATTTTCCAATAAATAATTCCAATAGATTTGTTCATTGTTGTTTTTGAAAATATCTTCTATTATTAATAATCCTCCTGGTTTCAAATATTTAACAGAGTTTTTTATTATTCTACATTGGTCATTATAGTCATGTGTGGTATCATCAATAATAAAGTCGAATTCAACATTTTGTCTCTGAAAACATTCATTAATACTATTCTCATCACCAACTTCTAAAACGTCTAAAATTATTTTCTTGCGGGTTTCATTATCATATTTTTCTCTATATTTTTGTATTAATTCTAAATTGCAATCGAAACCATAAATAGTAGAATTAACAAAGTAATCATCCCACATATCAATAGA